ATGCAGACAAAAAATAAATTGTTTGAACTGGAAGCGGCGCATCAGGCAAAGCAACTTGAATGGAGCGCGAAAGCAGGTCTGATAAACGAAGAAACCCTCGCCCGCAAAAAGAATGAACTACAGGTCAAGGCATTGCAGAATAAACAGGCAGAGACAACCTTAGCCCTGGAACAGCTCGGTTATGCTGAAGACATGTTGTATCCGACCGAACGGATGCTGGAACTTCTGAAAGAGAGGGAGATTACCGGACGGCAGATCCTGCATACAGAAGAATCGCTGGCCTTTGAAATCTTCGATATTCATATCAGCAAGCAAAAAGAATTAAATGAGCTGATTAAAAATCAGCAAAATGCCCGGCAGAAAGGCTATGACGACATATGGACGCAGATGATGGATATGGCAAACCAGGTGGGCGGCGAGGCAGGCCAGGGACTCGGTAAGCTTGGATCATCAATAAAGGGGATAGCCGATATCGGGATGGGAAACGACCCGGCATCACAACGTTATCAGGCAGCTCTCAATGAATGGAACGCCATAAAGGCGTTGAGTGAACAGGGATATATCGATGAATTTACCCAGTTACAGACTTACAACCAGATGAAACTGGCAGAAGAGCAGATGTATCAGCAGCAGAGACTCTCTATAATATCTAATTCATTCGGGATGATGGCTGGGGCGGCACAGGCGTTTTATGCCCTTTCAGGCCAGCAGAGTAAGACGTTCTTCAATGTTTACAAGGCATTTGCCATTGCGCAGACAACAATAGACACATATCAGGCAGCGGTAGCAGCATATAAGGCGATGGCAGGGATACCTATTGTAGGTCCAGCATTGGCTACCGCAGCCGCAGCCGCTGCAATTGCATTCGGGATGGCACGTGTTGCAGCAATAGCATCTATGCAGCCAGGCGGCGGGGCTGCAACTGCTGCTGTGCCATCAGGCGGAGGGGGATATTCATATTCCACGCCGACAACAAATACATGGGAGACAGAGACAAAGCAATCTGAGCGCCCGATGGTAGTCAACATCCATATTGCCGGCAATGTGGTTGACCATGATGCTTTTGCACGAGAGATAATACCGTCGATACAAAAGGCCGTAGAAGACGGCATGAGGGTAAACTGATGCAGACGCCGATAATACTATATGACAACAGACTGACAGACGGCACTTTAGTGGCAACAGACACGGAAACAGGCTATGATGTATTAAATCTGATAGATTTAAGACCATATACATTTTGGAAAGCCGCAAGCCACGGCACGAAATACATCACTGTTGATTGCGGTGCGGCAAAAAGCGCTGACTGCCTGGCAATAATTGGGCACAATTTATATACCGCAGGTGCGACAGTATCCATTGAATCATCACCGGATAACTCATCATGGACTGTGCGCCTGGCCGACTTTACTCCGACCTCCGACAAGGCGGTTTTAAAGACATTCACATCTGCGTCGGATCAATACTGGCGCATAAAGATAGTCACGGCAGCCGTTGCAGCATATATGGCTGTAGCCTTGCTCGGCGTAAAGATACAATTTGAATATCCGCCGAATACCCCTTATGTCCCATATGCAGAGACGCCGGCGGCAGACGTGGAACGCAGTAAAAACGGGCATATACTCGGCGTAGCAACATATAGCCCGGTACTTAGAATACAGCCTCAGTTCAGTTTGGTGTCCCGTACATGGCTCGATACATATTTTATTCCATTCTGGCAAAATTATGCGAGGTTGTATAAACCATTCTTCTTTGCATGGGATTTGGATACATACCCATCAGATGTGTTCTTTACATCTATCGATGATGATATGCCGTTGGAAACCCCGTTTAGTGTCCTGACATATGTTGATACCTTAACACTCAAATTAAGGGGGGTCAAAGAAGTATGACATACGATGCGTACAAAAATGCTTTGTCACGGTATCCCATAGATATGGCAGTCATCACATTGGATTACTGCAATAATACGATAGGGGTAAGCCCGTGCGCCGCTATGGACTGGTGCGGCAAACCTGGACTGTATTGCGGGCTATCAACGGCATATTGCGGGGGCATACAAATCCGCTGCTATAATACATATGCAACCTGCAAAGACAAGCCACATTACAGCAAAGGCACAAAAGATTATATGTTTACGTCAAACAACGCACCCTTGCCGTTTAAGGAGGGCGAAAGGCCATATATCAAGGATATTAAACACCTGCCGACAGAAATCAAAACAAGCTTGACTGTGGCAGGGAGGGTGAATGTCACTTTGTATGACGAACCCGATACAGACGTGGGTGTTGACCCATATTTGTCAACAAGGGATTCAGTGCAGGGTTCATTTTTAAGAAAACTCATAGCCAGAAACCCCAATTATGCCGGGAGGCCGCTGAAACTATACAGGGGATTTTATGGGCTTGGCAGGTCTGATTTTGAGCAGACATTTGCGGGCGTTATCGATACGATAAATATTAAAGAAAACGGCACGGTGGTTATCGAAGGAGCCGATTTGTTGAAAACATTGTCAAAAATCGAAATACCTCCCAAATTGAATATAAGGCTATCGGCAGCCATGACATCATCCCAGGACGTCATATCTGTATCAGATGGTACAGATTTGGATGCAGCAGACGGATACATCAGGATTGGAGACGAGGTTATTTACTATGCAACAAAAACCGGAAACCAATTGACCGGATGCGTGAGGGGTTGTTTTGGCACAGAGGCTGCTGACCACACTCAAAACGATAAAATACAGAAATGTCGCTACTACGAACCGCAAAGCCCATACGATATACTCGTTGATATGCTTATAATTGATGCTGGTATAGACCCATTATATGTCAATGACAGCGCATATACGGCACTAAAGGCAATCGATGTCTCTATGGTGGATTTCTCGGCGCTCATCAGTGAACCGACAAAACTCGATACATTGTATTATGAGATTATTGATTTGATAGATTGCAAATCATGGATGGGAGAGGACTTAAAGATTACCATTGCAAAAAATCTCCCGAACTATCCTGGCAGAACGTATCAGGTGTTTACGGATGCCGAAAATATCATAGCTGAATCAGACAGTATTGATCTGAACGCTACATCCCGGAAAAGCAGAGTATCAATATACTGGGATAAATCATTAACGGGTAAGCTGGACGAGGTATCCAGCTATGCGAGACTCGATGTCGCAGTGGACGCAGACGGTGAAAGCGTAAATATGTATAACGAATCGCTGGAAAAGAAAATCATGTGTCGCTGGCTAAGATCAGATTATATGGATGAAGATTACGTAATCAGGTATGTGGCAAACCTATCAAAACGCATATTGAGGCTATTAAAAAATCCCCAGCCTATCTATACATTTGCTGTTGAGTTAAAGGATTCTCAAGTGAAAACCGGAGATTTTGTGAGGATTACAACAGACAAGATTCTCGACGTAGACGGTACCCCGTTATCCAGGCATGTATACCAAATTATCAAGCGGGAGCCAAAAGGCAATAAATTGATATTAAAAGCCATGCAATATCCAAAAAGAAAACTGTTTTTTATCGGAGCCAATACCATGCCTGATTTTACGGATGCAACGGAAGATGAGCGGGAATCTGGGTTTATCACGGATGCAAACGGCCAGATGAGCGATTGGAGCGAGGGATATGTGCTGTATTAAAAATCAGTTCAAGGTTCGAAGTTCAATGTTGAACATCGAACAAAGAACCGGATCTAAGGGAGGATAGATGGGATATAGCGCAATATTATCATCGGAAGTAGACGTTGACAGCCCGGGCAAGGCTGAACTATTCCAAAAAATTAAAGACAATTTTGATTATTTGTATTCGATGATGGGTGGCGTTGTAGAACTGCCCAATGGATCATTTGAAATCGATACAGATGCGGACGACATCCCGGACAACTGGACACGGAATTTGTATGCAGGAGGGTCGGGGGCATACGATACAGCGACTCCGGCGCACGGCGCAAAAGCATACAAATTTACACGCACATCAGGGGCAGGCAACGGCGGGGGCTATCTCGAATCGGGGTATATGGAATGCAGCCCCATAGGGGTGTGCGTGGTAGGTTTTAGTATAAAGTCTTCCGTTGCGGGTCTTAAAAATATAGTCAAGATCAGATATTTCGACAAAGATAAGGTTTACATATCGGATCAGGATGTTTATTCATCAACATCAAACCCGACGTCATGGGCACGGTATCAATATTCCATGACCATACCGGCAAATGCGATGTACTACAAAATACGCTTGATTGGGGGCTATACGGACACAAACGTTGCAGGAGACACGTATTTTGATGATATTGCCATCAGCAATAAGGTCGTCAATCAGTCAATGTTAAAAACAACAACCGGATACGTGGGCGGTGCTACGGGGCATTACACCACGCCGGGCGGGGAATATGCGTTTATGCCGGCTTTTTCAAATGGCGTTGCAGGGGCGACATTAAACGCCAGTTTCCTGTCAAATAGCTCCGGATTGACGGGCGGCTCGTGGTATTCTTTGTTGTA